CACCCAGTCAATCGGCTTGCGCAGTCGGCCCCAAAACTTGCCCGCCTGCTCCAGCCGCCAAGCCGTGCTGCTGATCGTGTCGCCAATGGCGCAGCGCCCCAGCGTCACCACAGCCAGTGCAAAGCCGTCCAGCTGGTACAAGATCACGCCCAGGCGCTCACGGCGGCGCGTCCAGATGTCGCGCAGCTCATCCCACAGGGAATAAATGACTTTGATGACGCGGTTCATGGCAGCAGCACCCCGCGTCTGTAAATGCTTCCGTCTGGTTTGACCTCAAACACCACTTGCCCGTTTGGAGCCACGATCTTGATGGCCGACTCGCGGTAAACGCCTGTCAGCTCAATGCCAGTACCCCAAGTCGCCCAAGGTGTGGATGCCGTCTGCCCAACGCGGATAGCGGTTGTGGCGTCAGCCTGCGCTGACCGTCCCAAGCCTCGGATTTGGCGGGCGTCACCACTTACGATGTCAAGGCCAATGCGACTTCCGGTGTCCGCACCGGTGGCAAAAACATCAAATTCATGCGCCACCAGCGATCCGGATGACCCTGCCGTATCGGTCGCCTCACTGACAGCGGCGAACGTCGGGCCAATGCCGTGCTTGTTGGCCTGCGCGTAAAACGCCACGTTTTCACCGCCCGTTGCGTAGTTGTCCAAAATGGACAGGTTCACCCACTCAAAAGACGCCTGATCCCGCCCGGTCACGGTATGAAAAATTGCCGCTGCATTGACATTGCCGTGCGCCCCTCCAGCTTGCCCTGTGGTGTTGCGTGTCACGCTGAAACCACCGTCATATCCATCAAACACGGTGGCTGGCTTGATGATGGCCATGCCCTGCGAATTGACTGGTAGTGGCGCGGTAACAACGCCGGATTGGGCGGTGTTAACCATCGCATCGCCAGGACTGCCACCACAACCAACCAATACTGCCGCAACCACAAAGGCCAAAAGCGCCCGCATGGTCACACCCCCAACTCAGTCATCAGCTCAGGCACCGTATGGGGTGCCGTAGCGTAGGCAGAAAAGTCGTAATCTGTCGAGCCACTGGCTTTGCGCAGGTAGTATTCACCCCAAAGGCTCTTGATCCACGCCTGCATGGCGGTGCACTTTGGCTTGCCCTGCACCACGCCGATGGTGATCAGACCAATCGCAGAGCCAGAAATCTCCGCGTGCTCAGTGGCACTGGCCGCCTGCCACAGTTGCTCAACGCGCTGCGCTTCAATCTGCGCCTGCCGGTCGGAAAGCTCCTGCCCCTCCAGGTCCACCACGGTCCACTGCTGCCGCCAGATGCCAAACGCATTTTTGACCGGCGTGCCCTCTACCACCTTTTGCAGCGGTCCAGCTTCGGGCACCTGGCTGAAGTCATACATCGCGTAACCCAGTGGCTCCACGATGGCATTGGTCAGCACCAGCGGGAACGACTGGTCAGGGAACAGGTAGCGGAAGTTGTCTTCGGTGATGGCGTTGCCCACAGGCAAGCCGGACTCAATCTTGATGATCATTTACACGTCTCCAGTATTGGTAGAGGGGAAGAAGCGGGCCGTGCCCCAGATGATTCGGCAGGCTGTTTGGCCTTCGGTGTAGTAGCCAGAGAAGCCAGACGGCTGCATGTACACGGTCAGCGTTTCTCCCGGTGTCACCGGGATGTTGTTGCGGTAGCGCAGCGCCTTGCCAGCGGTAGTGTTGAGCTGCTGGTACGGTGACGACCCGTTGGTATAGCCATTGGAGCCGCCGCCATAGGTTGCTCCAGAGCCACCTGACCCGGCCCCAGCGGGGGCGACCCCATTAGCGCCCTGACCAAGCACACCTGTGCCACCACCCATCTGGTTGCTGCTACCGCCTGCGCCGCCACCGCCTGCGCCGTTTTGTGCGGCAATCCACACGTCACCCGCATTGGTAGCACCATTGCCACCATTGCCACTGTAGCCACCAGCGCCGCCGCCGCCGACTTTGGGTGATACGGTGCTGCCCAGCGCTCCCGGCTGTCCACCACTGCCACCACCCACATCACCGCCGATAGTTGACGCGGCAAGGTACGCTCCAGAGCTAACCAGATTCGTGCCACCTGAGAACGTGCCACGGGTGATCTGCGCCCCAATACACACCGCGCTGATCATGGTTACATTGGCAGGCACCACAAAGCTGTATTGCGTGGCCACGCCAGACGAGCCCGAGCCCGTGTAAAGCGTCTGCCCTCTTGGCCCAGCGCCCGAGCAAGCACCCAGCAAGGCTTGCAAAATACCGCTCATGTCAGCCCCACCCCGCTGATCAACCAGCGCGTTGCGCCCACTTTCAGCAGCGTGGCCATGCCGTTGGCCGCCAGCGTGCGCGAGCCCGTGGAACCGGCCCCGGCAAACACCAGTGTGTCGGTCGTGATGGCAATGGTCAGCACACCTGCGCTGGTGTCATTGACCAGCGTGATGGCCGTGCCGAGCGGAAACGCCACACTGGCATTGGCCGGAATCGTCCAGGTGCGCGCCGTTGTGTCGGCACTTGGGTGGTAAATGTGCTTGCCAGCGTCCGCCAGCGCCAGGGTGTAGGCGGCTGATTGGGTGTTTTGTGGCACACCCAGGTAACCCGCACCGTGCAGCGCCCAGTTCACAGCGTCGGCAATGGGGTCGGTAGTTCCTGCACCGGCCACAATGCGCCGGTACAGCAGTCGGTTGGCAGGGCTCCATCGCACGTCGCCCAGGGCGTAGGTCGTGCCAGACACCCAGGCAGCAGCCCCGGCGCTGGCAGCGGCCGATGTGGCAGCGGCGCTGGCAATGGTCTCAGAGCCCGCCGCAGCCAGGGCACTGGCAGCGGCCTCGGTGGCATTGGTGTTGGCCGTGATGGCAATGGCATTGACCTCACCAACAAACACGTCTTTGAGCGCGGTAAACATGGCCACCGCCCGCGCACTGAAGGTGCTGCGGTCGGCACGGTCTGGCGCAGCAGGCAGCGCGGTGATGGGGACTGGGGTGGTGGGCATTTAAAGCATTCCTTTCACGTCAACTGATAAAACGTCATGCACGGCGCTGGTGTAGGTCAGCGACCCGCTGGCCAGGCCAAAAACTGTCAGCCCTGAGTAACCGGATAAGCCGCTGGCCACCAAGATGGCCGGCATATCCAGCACGTTTTGCACGGCAGACAGAGCGGCATCGCTGTTGGACTTTGGCAGCATCACCTGAAACCGCATGTCGCTGGCAGAGCCTCGGCGCTTGATCACCGTGTTACCGTATTCATCGGTCTTGATGTAGCTGTAAGTCGTCGGGTTGGCCGTGGTCCCGTACTGCGCGCCGCCAAACTCCGCACCGTCAAGCAGGTCGCGGTAGTCACCAAAAGCCAGCAGACCGCACTTGACCGTCACACCAGCACTGGCAGCCAGTGTGACGGTGATCTCGGGGTCGGCGTAAATCATCAGGTTGTCAATGACAAGCTTTGTTTTGGCTTTGATCTGGCCAAAAGCCCAGTCATACCAGTCGAGCGGGTATTCCTGCAAGTCAATCACGCGGGTGTCCACCACCGTGCCGCCGGGCGCGTCTTTAAGGACCACAGTTGCTGTCACCGCATCGACATTGATCAGCGCAATGGCATTGACAATGCCGGGCCGCAGCACGACCGTGAGGGTGGTGGTCGCCGTGCTCTGCGTGCTGGCGTAAGCATCAAACATGGCCCACTTTTGGGTGGCATACACGGCCAGCCAGTACGCGCTATCAACCTCTGGCAGTGCGGTACGCCCGGTGTGGGCCTGCACGCATTTGTAGACTTGGTGCGTGGTGCCGCGTATGCGCAAGTCGCCCACCGCATAGGTACCGCCAGACACCCAGGCTGTTTCACCTGCGGCTGGCTCGGTAACGGTGCTGCTGGTGAGCATGGCGTCGGTCATCGCCAAGGGCACCAGCACGTTCACGGATGCGGTCATGCTGCAACCTCCACAAGGATTGGCCGCGACTGGTTGCCTTCAATCGCGTTGGCCGTGCGGTTGGCTGGGGCTTCAAGTGCTGCGACTTTGGCTGTAAGGGCCTCAATCAGCGCCTCCAGCCGGGCGGTGTTGACCACTGCGCCGCCATTGGCCGGGTTGTAGGCAGCGGGCACAATGGCCTCGCCCTGGTGGATTTGGGCCAGCATGTCGGTAGGCACAAAGTTGGTGCCCTGTGCAAATGCAGGTATGCCTGCGCCACTGAACACCGCCTGCACATCTTTCAGCAGGTAGCCGGTGGCGTTGGCAATGTCCTGCTGGCTCACGCCGTACATGGCCGCTGCGTCGGCAATCTTCTGGATGTCGGCCGCGCTACCCACGCCCACCTCGTTGATGTAGGCCGCAATGCCGTCCAGGCGGGCCACTTCATAGGGGTCGGTAATGCCGGTGCTGACAATCCCCCAGCTACCCATATCTGTCTTCTGGCTGTAGCCGGTGACTGCCCCGCCCGAGGCACCGCCTACCGTCACAGCCCCCGTCGAGGCAGGGCTGCTCGCATCGGCCACAGCTTTCTCAAACGCGCCCATCGCCGTGCCAATGTCCAGCACCATGCCACTGATGCCGTCGAGCGCGTCCAACTGCGCCTTGGCGGTGGCCTGCATGGCGTCCAGCGCGTCAAGTTGGTCTTGCGCCACCTTCAGCGCCCGGTCAGCTCCAGTGAGTTGGTCGCCACTGATCGTCTTGAGCTGGTCAAGTCGGCCTGCCAGCTCCAGGCGGGCAAAGTCGGCGTCGGCCTGGCTGGCGTAAATGGCGCTGTCCACACCGCCGCGTGCGGCGGTAATAGCGTCAGCCAGCTGGGTGCTGTCGGGCAGGTAGCCTGTCTTTTGCGCGGTGGCCAGGGCCTGGTCAATAAAGGCGCTGCCGTTGATGGCCGATGCATCGCCGACTGAGCCGTAAAGCTCGGCAACACTGGTGCGCAGCACATCAAAGACGCTGGTGATCTCGTCCACCGCGTCTTGCGCGGCATCAATTTGCACCTCATAAATGCTGCGCTGCGCGTCAATGGCGCGCTCCAGGTTGTCGTAAGCGGCCTGGGCGGTATTGGTGACGCTTTCGATGACCGTTGTCAGCCCGGCAAAGGCACCACTCACACCCAACAGCGCGGCGTACATCTGCTGCCCGCTCTCGGTCGTCAAATCCTGCGCCTCAACAATCTGGCGGAATTGCTCGCGGGTGGCGGTGGCGGCGTCCAGGCCGCTGCCTGCTGTAGCCGCGTTGATCGTCTTGATGGTTTGCAGGCGCTGTTCTTCTTCTGTATAGAAGTTGCTGTAATACGTGCCAAGGGTTGTATTAAGCGCTTCCATACCGCCAGAGGCTGCAATCAGCCCAGCCGCCACCTCAAAGCTCAGGTCGTGCAGCTCCTGCATGGCGCTCAGGTTGGCCGCTTGCGTGAACCCGTTGACCATGTCGATGGTGCCGCCCACAGCAGCCATCAGGTTGTCCAGACCCTCCTGATTCAGGGCGTTGATGTCCACGCCAGCCAGTTGGTCGCTGATGACGGCCGGAATGTCGGTGGCGGCTTGCAGCGCCTCCAGGGTGGACTTTTTCAGCTCGTTCACGTAGGCCGCCATCGCCTGCTCGGCGTTCATGGTCTGGTAAGCAAACTGACCGCCGTCTCGGCCACCGTAGTCGCCAAAGCCTTTGCCATTGATGTAGCCACCGGCAAACGCAAAGCCCTTGCCTTTTTCGCTGGACTCCAGGCCTGCGGTGTAGCCGGTGATGGTGGCGCTGCTGCCCACCATTTTCAGGGTGTCGATGATGCTGGTTTGCGAAGCATCGAACAGCGCGCGAGCCGTGTCGCCTGCAATCTCGCCACCACTTGGCCCTTGCTGGTAGCGCGCCAGGCCGTCTGCGCCGGTGTCGTACGTGGCACCGCTGCGGGTTTCACCGTGGCCTTTCAGAATACCGGCCACCGCAGCCACGCCCAACGCGGCCCAGCCCCAGCCGGGGATGGCACCCAGCGCCGATCCGATGGAGGATCCAGCACTCAAAGCACCAGACACACCAGTCATGCCCGCTGCCTGCGTAGCGGCAATGGAGCCCGCCAAATCCACCCCTGCCCAACCCGCCTTGAACGCCGCCGTGAACGTGCTGCCCAACTGGCCCAGCGTGGCACCACCAAAGGCCAGGTTGCCAGCCTGCGAGCTGATGAACCCGCCCGTAGCGGAGCTGGCCGCAGAGCCTAAAAAGTCGGTACCCGCCTGCGCTGCTGCAGAACCCATGGCCCCAATGCCAGAGGCCGACACAAACACCTTGAGCACCTGCGTCTTGAGCGTGTTCTTGATGGTGTCCCACAGGCTCTCGAAAAAGCCCTTGCCAGACTCGAAGGCGCGCATTAGGGCGTCTTCCCAGTATTTGCCGGATTCTTCAGCGGCTTTTTTGTTGGCGTCGGCCAGCTTGTCAGCCGCATCAATGCCCGCTTGCGTGGTGACCTTGGCAGCCATGGCGGTTTTGATGCGCTGAATGTAGGCGTCGTAAGCCACGGTGCCCGCCACAATGCCCTGGCGCTCCAGCTCGCGCTCGGCGCTGGCAATGGCGCGCTGCTCGGCGTTCAGGCCCAGCAGCCGGGTTTCAAACTCGATCTGCTCGGCCATGGTGCGGGCGGTCTTGATCTGGCCCTCTACCAGTGCCAAGGCTTTTTCGTCGGCTTCAATGGCAGCGTCCACCATCTTGGTGTGCTCGGCGGCGTTGGCCAGCAGGATGCGGTGGGCTTCGGCCTTGGCCTTGGCGGCAGCCTGCTCGGCGGCGCTGAGCGTGGCCACACCCGTTTTACGTGTGGCGAAATGGGCTTTGATCTTGGCCTCGTCCTCAGCCGTAAAGGCGGCACCCAGGGCAGCGCGCTCAGCGGCAATGGCTGCTGTGGCCTTGTCCACCACCGGGCCATACTTGGCCATGGCCTCGGTATGCGCTTTGACAGCTGCGGCGGCGCGCTCCGGGGCGCTGGCACGCTCCAGCTCCAGCAGCTTTTGCTGAAGGCGGCCTTGCTCGGCCAGCAGCTTGTTTTTTTGCGTCCCGTACTGCTCGGCGCTCAATCCGTTTTGTTTTTCAAGGGCATTGAGCTGGATCTGGATCTCGCCCATGCGCTCAGCCGCCGGGCTGTTGAGGTCAAAGCCATTGACGCTCAATTTTTGCCCCGCCAGTGCGTTGCGCCGCTCAATGCGGGCGATCTGGTTGTCCAGGTCAGCCAGTATTTGCGGTGTGGACCTGGCCACCGCGCCGGCGGCTTTTTCTTCTGCCTCTTTGGCGCTGCTGCCCCACAGGCTCCAGGCCGTGAGCCCCAGGCCCAGCACCGCCGTGATGGCACCAATGGGGCCGCCCAGCAAGCCCAGTGCCCGCGCGCCCAGGCTTGTGGCAGCGCTCAAAGCCACTTGCGCCTCGGTCTGTGCCAGAGTAGCTGCCGTGTGGGCGCGGGTGGCGGCGATGGCCGCGTTCTGCGCCACCACACTGGCACCCAGGCCACTGGCGTGCGCCAATGTGGCCTGCGCCTCGCGCAGCACCATGCCGGTGTAAATGGCTTTGGCCTCGGTGCTGGCCACCGTGCTTTGCAGGTTGGCCACCATGGCGGCGCGGTCTGCCAGCGTGGCAGTCACCTTGGCACCGATGGCACTGGTGACCGTCATGGCCTGGTTGGCCAGCGCCACCATGGCACCGGTGGTCAGCACACCCAAAATCTGCGCTGCATGGTCAGCCGCAAAACCCATGGCGGCAAACGCCGTGCTGCTGGCCAGGCCCACGTTTTTGGACTCTGCAGCCGCCACCGTAAAGGCGGTGGTGATGCGCTCTACCGCCTGGCCAATGGTGGGTGCCAGGGTGGAAGCCTTGGCTGTGACGCTGTCAAACGAACCCAGCACCGCATCACCAAACACCTGCGCGGTCAGCTGGCCCGCCTCGGCCATGGCAAACAAATCGCCCTTGGTCTTGCCCAGGCTGGCGGCTACCGCGTCCATCAGGTAAGGGGCGTTTTCCATCAGGCTGATGAATTCGTCGCCGTTCAATTTGCCTTTGGCCATGGCCTGGCCAAACTGGCGCATGGCGCTGGCGGCCTCAGCGGTGCTGGCATTGCCCAGGCGCAGCGCACCGGCCACGGTTTCCACCATGCGGGCGGTGTCTGCACTGGTGCCGCCCATAGCCACCACGGCCTGGCCAATTTTGGCGTAGCTGTCGCCCACGGCTTGCAGGTTGGCCCCCTGGCGCTGGGCAATGTCGGCCACCGCTTGCATGGCAGCAGCGGCCTGCTCGGCACTGCCCGTGAGCAGCTTCATGCGTGATGTCAGGCCCGCATAGTCGTTGGCGGCAGCCACACCCTTTTGAATGGCGATCAGCCCAGAGAACGTTTTGGTCAGCGCCAGGGCCTGCGAGCCCAGATCGGCCAGGCTGGCATTGGCGCTGATGCTGGCACCGCGCATGTTGCCCACGCTATGGGTCACACCGTCAATCTCCTGACTGACAATGCGGCCACCTTCAATGGAGAGCTTGAGTTTGACGTCGGTGGCCATTAGGATGCGCTCATGATTGAAAAACTCGGTTTTTTACTTAACGTGCTGTTGGCCAGCTTTGGCCTGGGCATGCTGCTGATCGCGCTGGGTGCCACCACGGTGGGCGGCTACGTGCTGTTTGGCGGCGCGGCTGTGGCGTACCTGGGCTTTATGCTGATGCGCTGAGACAGCTGCAGCGCAGCTATCTCTGGTATTTGGCAGCACGCAACTCGCGCAGCCTGGCCCACACATTAAGACTGGACACCTCCATGACCCGCAGGGCATGCATGGTGCTAGCCACCTCCTTGGCGCGCATGCGCTCTGCATGGCGCAGCCAGCTGACCACGCTGGGCCAGTCCAGCCCTTCATGGCCCTGCAAGCTAATGCGCCACATGCTCTGCAGGCGCAACCACAGGTACCAGGTTTCGACGTTTTCGGGCCAAAGGTAAAACACCTCCGGCGGGGCTGCCGGGGTGCTGTCGGCGGCTTGCAGGCCAAAGGCGGCCAGGGCGTCGTCAACCTCGCCTTGAGCTTCATCCTGGTCAGCCTCGGTGTCGAGCTGGTCGCTGGCCCACAGGCGAGCCAGCTGCCTTAGTTTTTTTCCTTACCGCCACACTCGCGCATGTAGGCGGCAAACAGCACCTGCTCCAGCAGCAACTCATCCATCATGAACTCCAGGTTTTCTTTGCTGAAAGGAGCCATGTCACCGTTGTCTTCAAGCACAGGCACGCGCCCACTCCAGTCGGTGATGTTTTCCAGCAGGAAAGCGCGGCCACTGACGTCGCCGGTGCGCACCGGCTCAATAGATTTGCGCACCGCCGTCAAGGTGAACTCAAAGCGCTTGCTAACGCTGCCCTCCTTGATGGTGATCTTGACCGGAATGATTGCGATATTGCCAACTGCGAGTTTTGCCATGGTGAGGTTCTTTGGGTAAGGGGTTACAGGGAGATGATGCGAACTTCGTCATTGCCGTTCACCGGCAACACGCGCATGTCAAAGCCGATCAGGCGCATGCCGTTGAAGTCTTCCTTCTTGGGGTTGATCAGCTGCACGCTGGGCATGTGCAGCATGATCTTGTTGCCCGTGGTGTTGCCAATGACAAAACCCACGCCTTGCAGGGTGTTGGCCTTGACGGCGGCCATTTGCGTGACCTCTTGCGCGGCGGTGAGCTCCACACTCAGGCTGCCGGTGACCTTGCGGTCGGTCAGCACCACCTGCTCGGTGGTCAGCATGGGCGCAAAGGCCACCTGGTTGCCCCAGTCCAGCGAGAGACCGGTGCTGTTGTAGGCGGTGCCGCCGGTGAGTGCCCCAGTGGCATAGGTGCAGCCGAGCTGGATGTCGGTGACGTTGGCCTTGGTAATGGCTACCGGCATTTTCCAGCCGGTGAGCGTGGCGGTGGCGTTGGCCGTGGCGCTAACGCCCGCGTCAATGCCGGTGAAGTCAAAAGTGAGCTTGGGTGCTTCGCCTGATTTGGCGCTGAGCTTGACGTTGCCAAAGCAGCCGGTGAGCTTGTGCAACAGGCCGTCGTCGTACCAATAGATGGTGGCGGTTTTGAGCGTGTCGGTGGCGGGCAGGTACTCCACGCGGTTGGGGGTGAGCAGGCCGGTGGTCTCGGCGGTGGCGCAAGCAATCATCAGTGCGCCCCAGGCGGGTGCCGTGGCTGCGGTTCCCGCACCGGCCAGCAGCACGCTAAAGCTGCACTTGACGCTGGCGGTGCCCACCAGGCTCGGGCTATTGCCAAACCAGGGGTTGATGATGTTGGTATCGACGTTGCTGGCATCCAGCGGGGTGATGGACAGATCCATCGCCTGGATGGCATTGGCCACGCCGGTGGGCACGGCATCGGTGCCGCTGGCGGTCTCGACTTTGACAAGGATGACGGTTTTTTTGATCAGGCGTGACATGGCGGGTTACTCCTTGGGGGTGATGGGGGGCATGGATTGCGGGTCGTGGCCCGCAATGACAGCAGTTGGGTTGCCGTCTTCGTCAATCTCGGTCCAGTGCGGCGCGATGTCGCTCCAGCGGTAACGGCCACCCCCGGGAACCGGGGTGTTCTCGGGGGTGGGTTTCTCCTCGGCAGCTTCGCGGGGGGGGTTATTTTTTGTGGCCATGTCAGGCGCTCCAGTAGTAAGTTGTCAGTTCGAATTCATCCATCCACCACAGGCGGCCATCGCCGTCGAGCTTGAGCAGGCGGCCTCTGGCAAAACGCACGGCCTCGCCGGTGGCGGCGTCTGGCACCCAGCCCACCAGCGCAGCGCGCAGGTTGGCACGCAGGGCGGCCAGGTCTTCCAGCGCAGCACTGCCAGCCTGATCACGCACATTTTTGATGCCGTGCACCACGCCAAAGGTTTGCACCACCTGCTGGCCCATGCCTGCCAGCGCATCTGGCGGGCTACCGGCTTCAGCCAGCGGCAGCACAAAGGCGCTGGGCGTGGCCACCAGCCCGCCCATGGCGGCTTCCAGGTCGGCACTGGCGCCCACGCTGCGCAGGCCGGTCAACTGGGCCTTGAGGCGGGCGGTGATCAGGGTCAGGTCCATCAGGCAAACCCTGCCATGGTGTCATCGGTCACCGCGCGTTCAGAAAAGCTGTAGTACACCGTGGCATCACCTGCTGTGGCGGCAGACTCATGGCCTGCCAGCACCACATCACCACTGGCCAACTTCTTGAGCAGGCTCACCGCGTCCTCAAAGCGCTGGCGCACCGTCTCAGGTACGCCGTCGTCAAACAGGTGGTAGCGGGTGATGTCACAAGCCAGGCGGATCAGCACCGTGGGCGTGCTGACCAGTGGCAAGGTGTACCGGCTGGCCAGGTAGCTGTCTATCTGCGCATCCGCATCACCCAGGGCACGCTCCAGCACCGCCAGGTCAACGGTCAAGCCGTCCACCCGGTTGGTGCGCTGGGCCACCTCGGTTTCACCGAAGCGGTCCACCATGTCTGAGAGTGATGCGTAGGTCATGGCAGGGGCTCAGGTCGGGCTATCAGGCGTGGCGGTGAGTCACTATCTGCATTTCCACCAGCTGGCCTGCCGCCGTGGTGGTGCCCAAGGCGCGCCCACAATGGTCGGTGAGCGTGCCCACGGCCGCGCGGCCAGTGCCATCGACAGCGGGTTTGACGTAAGCGCCAAAGGCGATCGCCTCGCTGCACTCCACCAGGTAGCTGTAGTCGGTGACCACGCTGATGGCATCACCCACGGCACCGCCGATTTCAGACACGCCCTGGGCGTCTTTCACGCCGCCGGCTACCGTGGCGTAACCGCCGTCATAGGCCATGATGCGGTTGGCCACTGCAATAGCAGTCAGCACCATGGTCAGGGCAAAGCGCTTTTGGTGCTGCAGGCCAGAATTGTTTTGGGAAGGCATGGATTAATCTCCTTGGGGGTTGTTAAGAGGCCTGCTCGGCAGCAACAGCGGCTGCCGCCTGCTTTTCAAGCTCACGCTTTTTGGCACCGGTGAAGTCGGCGGCAGCTTGTTTGGCAGACTTGCCAGCCGCTTTCTCGTCGGCGGCCTTGTCATCCACGTCTTGCACGGATCCGCTTTGCTTGAGCTCTTGCGCTTCAAGCGGGTGCAGGCCGACGACTTCTTCGCCGGGTTGGATGGTGACCCGCTCGCCTGCGGCGTACATCGATATGGCCACCAGGGCAATCAGTTTGGACATGTTCTTTTCCTATATTTCCGAGGCAAGTGCCCCAGGGCCAATGCCCTGGGGGGTCTGCTACGGCGGGGGGGTTATTTCGGGTTCTGGAACAAGAAAGCGGCGGAGTTGTAGGCCACGTTGGGCCGACGCTCGAATGTGGCACCGTAGATCCAGCTCTTGGCAGAGTTCTCGTAGTAAGGCGCTTCGGCAAACGGGTGGCCTTCCAGCACGTTGGTGAAACCGAACGCAGGCTCAGCCAGGCTGATGTCACCGCTGCCACTGCCGCCAATGGTGGGCACATAGGCCAGGATGGCGTTGTTGCCCCACACGTCCAGCCCGGTGCCGGTGGCGTCTTTCCAGACGGCCTCGCCCACTTCAATCTCTTTCACGCCCAGGATGGTCTTGAGCTGATCGGTGGTGGCCGGGCCCATCTGCGAGCTTGGCAGGTAGCTTTTCACTTCCACGTTGGTCTGCAGGGCTTGCATGGCGTCTGCACTGGCAATGAGCTTGTTGGGACGCTTGCCAATCTTCTTGCGAACAACTTCGCTGGCCGCGCGAATGTCGGTCACCGGTGTGCCGGTGACAGCGCTCCACTTGGTGCCAGCGGCCAGTGCCAGCGTGTGGCCAGCGGCATAGCTGCCCACCGTGGTGGCCAGCGCAGCCACGTCCAGCTCGTAGTCCAGGCCCAGAATGTCATTGGCGGTGACCATCGCAATGCGGCTGATGTCCAGGTAGTTGCCCACATTCAGGCGGCGGCTCTCATCGGCCTCGCGGATCACCTCACGCGGAATCGGCACCTCCACCGAATACTGGTCCACCGAGTAGGTTTTGCCCTCGTAGCTGATCTCTACCCGCTTGGTGGGCGCGCCAGGCGCGCGGCGCAGGTTGTAGCGCTTGAAGCGCTCTTCACCCAACTGGGCCAGAGAGATGGAGCTCAGCGCCTGGGGCAGACGCGGAAACAGCTTTTCAGCAATCAGCATGCCCTGGCCCATGCCCAGCAGCAAGCTGGTCAGGATCGGGTTCTGGAAAAGGCGGGTTTGTGCGGGGGTCATCATGATGAGATGGTTCCTTTAAGGTGATGGTGGGGGTCAGGCAGCAGCGGTGAACGAGCACACCGCAGTCAGTGCCTCGGCGTACTGCACCTTGTGCTGCACGGCATAGGCGCGCGCGCGGGTGTCTATCTCGGCATCACTCAGGCCAGCGGCGCTGCCCGGGCTGGCCAGCGAGCCAGCGGCCTGCTCGCTGAAGCTGACCACGGGCTTGGCCCGCTCAATCAGGCTCTTGACAAAGTCCACCGAGCTCACGGTGCGGGTGGCACCGGCTTCGGCAAAGCTGACCGGCTTGGCATCGGCTGCCAGGTTGAGCAGTTCCACCACGGCCGCCTTTTCGGCAGGCTTGACGATGGCCGCCTTGACCTGTGCCTCGGCATAGCTGGTGAAGCTGGCCGTGCGTGCTGCGCGGGCATCTTCTGCAAATTTGGTCAGCTGCGCCTGTGCAGCGGCCGCATCTGCAGCGGCCTTGTCAGCGGTGGCTTGCAGGGCGGCGTTTTGCGCTTGCACGGCAGCCAGCTGGTCTTGAAGTTCTTTCGACATGTGGAGTTGCTCCTGGGTGGGTGGTACGGGTGAAACGGAAACGGGGGTGGAAACTGGGGTGGTCAGTGCGGCGGGGTCTTCTTCAGAAAAGCTGACCGTGCCCGCATCGGCCGCGGCAAAGCCCGCCAGGCCGGCAATGGCAGGCTGCTGGGCACCCAGAAACGCCACATGGCGCAAATACCAGTTGCCTGGCTTGGGGTTGCTGGGGTGCTGGGGCGGGTAAAAGCAGGCGCTGCGCTTTTTGAACAGCTTCTTGTCCACCATTTCGGCAAACTGGGGCTGCACCTGGTGCGCGTTCATGGCCAGGTTGCCAGCGGCATTGACCGCCAGGCCATTGACCCAGCCGTAAGCGGGCAGGTTATCAGCCGGGTGGCCGATGGTGAGCGGGGCCTCGCGCAGGGTGGGGTCGTAAGACGCCGCCATGCCAGCCACGTCAGCCTGGCTGAAGCTGCGCACCGTGCCCGAATCGTCAATGTGACGACCGGCGCGGAAGATTTCTATTTGGGGGGGAAGACCATGTGGCATGCCGCAATGGTCTGCGGCATGGGGGTCGGGCGCTAAATGAAGCGCATCACTTCTTTATGACGAGCCCAGGTCCAGTGTGCCTTGGCGCAGGGCCCGCTGCTCGGCGCGCCAGGCGCGTTCAATCTGGCGCACACGGGGCTCCGTAATGTTACCAACGAGCCGGGCCACCTCGGCGTAACTTTTGCCACGGCTGCACAGATCAATCACTTTACGCGCCCGCGCCGAAGTCATCAGTTGGCTGCCCACGCTGATGTAGGGCTGCGACCCACCAAGATCCATAGCAATGCCGCGCGTGAGCTGCATGGCAAGCTGGGCCAATTGGTCGTCAGACTGCTGACCTGCCAACAAGGTGCGTAGCGATACATACAGGCTGCTGGCCAGGTCACGCCAGCTGTCAGGGGTAAGCGGGTCAAACAGACGCTCAATGGGCGCAATAGCATCAGCATTGAGGTCACACAGATCTGGGCGTTGGGCCAAGCGGTCTACTTCCATCATGTTCATGCCCTCCATCACGCTTGAGGCTCGGTGGGCACGCCGCAGCGCTCGCACCACTTTTTGAGCGCTTCGATCACGGTGTTGACCTGGTAACTGTTCAGGAACCGCCAGGCGTCCACCTTGGTCTGGCGCTTGACATACGCGGCCAGGGCGGCATCGGTATTGACCAGCACCACACCAGCAGCGGCCAGGGCATGCCACAGGGCGCGGGCCTTTTGCCAGCGTTCGTCATCGGCATCGTCCACGCTGCGCTGCACATGGGGGCGCTTGTTGGGGCGCGGGGCAATCAGACCAGCACGCTCCTGCAGGCCGCTCAGGTGTGCCAGGTACTGCTTACGCTGCATGGCGGACATGGTGGCGCTGCTGGCCTGGCCAGTGACATGCAGCTTCAAGGCGCTGGCGTCTTCTGCAGACAGGCCCAGCGCCTTTTGCGCCATGTGGATGGCGGCCAGGTGGGCCTGGCGGGTGTCAGGCTTGGCGGGCATGGTCCCCCCACACACGCCAGCCGGTGGCTTTGGACCAATGCATCAGCGGTGGCTTGCGGTT